CAGAAATAACTAACTTTAATGCTAGGCGGACGCCCTTCCTTATAATGGGCATTGTAGACAACTCTTTCAACTTTGAATTTTTCAGTGACAGGCACATCCCCTGTGGTAATTAACTCATCTGTTCCCGCCCATCCCGCTATTTTTAATTCTCTTGGAAATTCTGTTCCACAATGAGGACAGAACCGTAAGCTAGCATGAATATACGTTCCACATGCTTCGCAAATTTTAACAGGCGCTTCACCGCTACCTTTTCCCTTTTTACGGGGCAATACCGGGTCATTGATGGGGCCGAGCCGTCTAGTATTTCCTGCAAAATCCAAAACTAGACAATTCGGCTTTTGCCCAGTAGAAATGGCAGCTAGGCGGCTTTCGGCTGTACTTAAATCACATCCTAAGGCATAAACAGGTCTGGTTCCTCTACCCAAACACTGCACCCACAAATTCGTTGACTTTGTTGGCCGAAGCATGCCTATTAAATCAATACCGGGAAAGTCGAAGCCTGTTGTTAAGATCCCGTTGTTGACCATGGCTTGATATTTGCCTTGAGTGAACGCCAGAATGTTGGCATCACATTCTGTGTCCGACATCTTGGAATGAACAAAAGTTGCTGAAATCCCTTGATCGTTTAACATATTGGACACATGGATTGCGTGTTCTATACCTGATGCAAAGACTAACCAATGTTTACGCTCATGCCCCCAATAAATCATTTCCTGTATAGCGGCATGGTTTACATCAGGGCGGTCAACTGCCGCCTGAAGTTCGTCTTGCTTGTAATCACCGGCAGTTGTGTGAACTCCTGTAACATCCAATTCTATATTTGTTCTTTTGGGAATGAGATGAGACAGGTAGCCTTGATCCAATAACCAGTTAAACGCTACCATGCCAGTCAAGTCAAAACAAATGTCGGTGAATAAACCCCCTTCATCTATTAATGTCCCTTGCCCGGGGCGGTATGGTGTAGCAGTAAAACCGATAACCTTCAAGGATGGGTTAATCGCCTTCAAACGGGCGATTACCTTCTGGTACATGCTGCTTTCTTTGGGTGAAAGCAAATGACATTCGTCTATCAATAAAAGATCAATTCGACCAAATATTTCCACATTGGCCCGAACCACTGTTCCAACACCGCCGAAGATGATAGGGAAGCCGACATCCTTTCGTTTCAGGCCAGCAGAATAAACACCAGCAGGAGCAGTCGGCCAAAGAGCCAGCAGCTTTTCCAAGTTCTGGCCCAAGATGCCGCGAACATGGGTTAGCTTCATTATTCTAGTTGAAGGATACCGAAAACAGGCTTGACGGATGAAGTCGCCAATTATTAGGCTTTTACCTGTTCCGGTCGGGCAGGCCACAATTGGATTGCCTTTGCCCCCAGATTCAAAATAAGCGAAGATGCTAGCAACAGCCGCGTCCTGATAGTCCCGAAGAATCATTTCTTGAAAACAGGATTGGCTTCATATTGTTCACAACCAAGGCGTTGGTCTTCGGGTGTAATCTCCGGATTGTCCCCAAAAGCAGCATCCGCTGTTGGTTCCATACAAAACCACAGTCCTTCGTCCCCAACACGGCTATGAACACAGGTTCGGCAGTTTTCAGCAGGAATTTCCCCACTGTGGCAAACAGATTTATGGTCACACAATCTGCAACCAAACCATCCCGGACTATTGTTGATCTTTGGCGGCGGTTCAATGGAATCGATAATCATTGCTGAACGATCGAGATACCGTTGGTATTGTGTAGGATCAAATTGAATCAGTTCCATGTGCAGTTCATCGGTGTTCTTGGAGATGGCACAGTATAGTCCCCAGTTTAGAGAATTCTTGCCCATGTAGACTTGCATTTGGACAAAATGCTCCCACTTGGCGGCAATCAGACCTTCCTTAACCAACTTGAGAAAAGACTTTTCCCCATGGGTCTTGAATTCAGTAAGGACAGGTTCATTTGGAATATCAGGGATACCCCGGGCAACACCGTCTAATGATCCCCCAAAATGCCCACGGTGGCCCCTGATTCGAAATTGCTTGCCAACATCATTTACCTGCCAAACTTCACAGCCTATCATCACCAATAAGGCAACAAAACGCGGCTCTTCTAAGTGACCGCGGTTGAACAGACGAATCATCCTACCGTCGAATCTTTTTAGAGTTGCCCAGCGAAATGAATACCATAACGAACGAGCACATTCCCGGCCAATTAAAGACGCTCCAAGATGGTCACGCCAGTCGTCTTCCTTGGTAGAATAGGCATCGCCGGCAAGCGGCATAAGTTGACCAAGCAAGCCTTTGAATTTAGCACCTTGATCTTTTTGCAAGGCTTCTTCGATAGCTTGGAGAGTTTTGGTTGCTAGTTGCATTTTCTTGCCTCAATTTGTTTAAATCTGTCGAGGAATAATTTCTTGGCACGAGTTGGGCTCATTGGACAAATCTTAATGGGCAACATTTCAATACCTTCGATCAATTCCCATAAAATGTCTGGTCGCATTGAGTTTATTTCCTTTTATTATACCGTCATTAACTTTGGGGAAGCGTGCCAGTGTTCTCACCGGGCAATTACGAAACTGTGTTCCGCTTCCCCAAAGCACCCTCTTTCGAAGATGCAATGGTTTTACCTTAAGCTATCGGCTGTTGCCAAGGTGGTACAGCCGCAACAGCAGGAGCTGGAGCAACCGGAGCTGGTGCGGCTGGGGCAACAGGTACAGCGGCAACAGGAGCAGCCGCCCATGGTGGTGCTGCAGCAGGTGCAACTGGGGCAGCAGGTGCAACTGGAGCCGGAGCCAAAGCAACAGGCGGTGCAACTGGGGCAACTGGGGCAACAGGCGGTGCCCAAGCAACAGGCGGTGCAACTGGGGCAACAGGTGCAACAGGCGGTGCCCAAGCAGCCGGAGTAGGTGTCACAACAGACGGAGGAACAACCGGAGCAGCAGTAAAGGCAGGGGCACTATTTGTTTCAAGAGCTTTGTAGCCCTTGATTTCGTTTCGGGCATCGTAATGCTGACCGTCTTTTCCCGGGCCGGCAGGTTGCAAGTTCAGTTTCACCATCAATGGACGATTGTGAAGGGCGGAACTGTCAGCAACTTGGATGACGCCGGTAGCATGGCAGATTGCAGACAAACTCTTGTAGGCAATCTCGACCGCTTGGGCGTTCTTATTTACAAGATTCATCCGGTCGAAGAATTTGCGATTGGCAAACTCACCGGAAAGAATCGAGAACTCACAGCTCAGGTAAGACCCTTGAGCATCCGCGGTCGGTTTCATTTCCGAAGCAGACATATACATTTGATACCAGCCTGCCGGGATTGCTTCCGGGGCAACTGCCGGGGCAACGGTTGAGGCATCGAAATTTATTACAGCTCCCATTTTAAATCTCCTTCTTGGTTAAAAGATGCTACTGGTTAAAATCAATCACGGTTAAAGTAATCCAAACCACAAGTTTGATAAATAATATTTGCAATATGATTCCATCCGGCTTCTTTGGGAATAGCCAACTCCCCTTCAATTCCGTAACGATTGCCGGCAACGTAACCGGGTGTTCTGGTCAAACCAGCTATCCGGCCTCGGTTGGCGCTGATAGCTTTGTTCATGACTTTGCCCTCGGACACGAAAATTGGTTCGTGAAGAAAAGCAATCATATCTGCCCACTGAGTAAGCATTTCCCGTTTGCCGTATGCCTTTTGGTTCTTCGGTGAATGCAATAGTAAGTCATAAGTGTCATACTCGCCGGCAGTCGGGTCAAGCACCTTTGCCGCGAAAACGTGACAAGTTAGAAGAATATTGATCTGTTTATTTGCCAGCCAGTCGCAACGTTGAAGGAAACCATGGAAAAGTTCGTTTGCATATTGATAGGCTTTACCATAGCCGCCGAGTGCAGATTCCATTGTAATAGCTTTTTTGTTGCCTTTTGCCCAAGCTGGGTCACTAGCAAGAACAGCATCATGGATTAGCCGTTCCAACGCTGTGGCACTGTCGAAACCGAGCGTTTGATAAGGAAAAGTCTGCTGCTGGACTTGAACAATGATTTCGTCCATAAGCTGAATCAAATCGGAATAAGATTCCAGCATTGGAGTTTTGTTGACACTGACTCCAGCAAACCCTTGTTCAAGCGGCACCAAAAGAGTTCGAGGTGCATTGCAAAGCAGAGTAGTTTTACCTACTTTTTCGACGCCGCTTATGATGGCACGGATGCCACTGCGAGCAGTTGAAGAACTTACATAATCAAGAATTCCCATTTATTTTCTCCAAACAGGTAGAACAGAAGGTGGCCGGTTTCCCGTCATGACAGCTATGGAAAAAGCAAAGCGTTTCGGGTAGAGAAGCCTTTCGACAGTCTTTTTCATAACGACCGCGACCCCGACCCCGACCACGACACCGACCGCGACCGCGACCACGACCACGACCCCGACCGCGACCGCGACCCCGACCGCGACCGCGACCGCGACCGCGACCGCGACCGCGACCCCGACCACGACCCCGACCCCGACCACGACCCCGACCGCGATCGCGACCCCGACCCCGACTTCGACCGCGACCCCGACCCCGATCCCGTTCCAGACCCCGATCCCGTTCCCGACTTCGACCGCAACCAATTTTCCTGGAGCATCACAGCATTCATTTTTGGCTCCGGGGAAGATCTCTTCGCAGTTCACACATATCAAGCAGAGCGCCCCGGTTAATATAGACAGGCAAGCCGTCAGGGTAAGGTTCACATTCTTTAACCTTGCCCTCCGCCACAAATTGCATGAAGCGATCAGTGTCCGGAATCCAAGAGCAGTCAACCAAAATCAAATCACTATCCGTCACAGACTCAAGCCGGCCTGTATAAATCATTGTCACAGTACGGACAATGACATTCTTTCCAACAGGATAATAAGATGGATAAGAGTTTTTAACAATCCCAATTGTGAGTGCTTGAATTTCACGGATCTGTTTCAGGGTCATGTGTTCAATTTCAATGTTCATTTTGTTTCTCCTTGATTAAGATTCTTTAGGTGCAACTAATTCCAGTGTATGTGAACCGGGCTTAATAATCAAAGCCTCTTCGAACACTTTTTTTGCTTCTGGATTGGTAATTCCGAGTGATTTATAAACTGCTGTTTCCAATTGGGGAACTAGCTTCACCAAAAGATCAGAATTGACACCCATTTCCCGAAGTTTGTCCTCTACAGCCGGCAAAGCCGCTTCGTCAATTTTGCGATCCAATTTATAAGTGAATTTGAGTTTCCAGCCGTCATTGAGTTCAATGATGTTTTTGCTGCCTTCAACAGGTTTAGGGAAAAACATCACCATGATTTCCTTACGGAGGGCTTGTTCTGCTGCGATAACCCATTTGATTTCATCCACTTTAAGGCGGGCAGTGTTCCATTCGACTAACTTTGATGTTTGTTCCGGTGTCATTTTGATTCCCTTTATTGAGTGAGATTTAACTATACCCTTACAATTTTATAATGTCAACCTTATTGTATTTCATTATACTGCTTGTACGATAAGGTTACATACCATTATAATGGGGACAATCCCCAATCAACCGAGAGACCATAACAATGAAAAAGGCATCATTTGACCAGCCGGGCACTTTAATGCTGGCAACCATTGAACTGTTAAAAAATAAGGATCTTTTCGAAATCCATTCACAAACCAAGATTTCGTTCTATTGGTTGAAAAAATTTCTTGCCGGGGCATTCAAAAATCCTAGCGTGAATAGAGTGGCATACCTGTATGAGCATTTAACTGGCAGCAAACTCATATAAAGGGGACTGCTATGCTAAATAACATTAAAATCTGCGGATGGTGTGGGGAATTAGAAACCCATGGTAATAATAAAAGACACAAGGATGGATTGGCTAACGGTTGTAAAAAATGTAGAAGTGCTGCTCAAACAAAATATTGGAATGAAGGAGCAGGTAAAAAATTAAGTAAACAAAGAAGAGATAATGCTAAACTGGATGCTTTTAAAGCTTATGGTGGCTGTCAATGTTCAGGTTGTGGTGAAAATGAAATGGTTGTTTTAAGCATTGACCATATAAACGGAGGTGGAGGAAAACATAGAGAAGAAATAAAAAATAGATACATGAATATTTATTTTTGGCTTCGTGCTAATAAATATCCTGAAGGGTTTCGGGTACTTTGTATGAATTGCCAATTCCGTGCAAAAGTTGGTGCCCTGTTGCCAAAGGATGCAAAATGAATAAACAATGGAATAATATTCCTTTGGAGTTGCAGCGACTTCAAAGATGGATTAATTGGAGATATGAGTTTATTGACGGCAAACAAACAAAAGTCCCATATTCCCCAAATGGCAATAAAGCAAGTGTTACAAATCCAGCTCATTGGGTTGATTTTGTAACAGCTATTCAAGCAGCAAGAAATTTCGAGGGAATAGGTTTTATTTTAAATAATGACGGTTATAGTATCATAGACCTTGATAATAAACCCCATGCCCCCTGCACTCCCGAACAACTTGTCCGGCATCAAAAAATCTACGAAACTTTTGACAGCTATGCTGAAAAAAGTACGTCCGGCACTGGTGTCCACATTATTGTCAAAGGCAGGCTTCCTTCCGGCGTTCATCGGGACAATGTAGAAGTCTACAGTTCACAGCGTTATATGATCTGCACCGGGGACATTTTACGCAATGCTCCAATCCGGGATTTCCAGCCCATGTTGGACATTCTGTACGGTGAAATGAAACCGCCAGAATCAGTCACACTGGAAGAACGGGAATCCCAATTCACTGACCAAGAAGTAATGGACATGGGGATGCGAGCTGTCAACGCTGAAAAGTTCAACGCTTTGATTGTAGGCGACATGACAGGTTATCCCAGTCAATCAGAAGCCGACTTTGCCCTCCTTGCCATACTGGCATTCTATTCCCCAAGCAATGAACAAGTGAGACGTATCTTTCGTACGACCGCTCTAGGTAAACGGGAAAAGACCACCAAGAGCAACTATCATTTGAATGTAGCACTCGGTAAAATCCGGGCCAACCAACCAGAACCAATCGGCTTCAGCCAGCTTATTGCTAATGCTCAAGCCATTGCCAATTCCGTGCAAAGTCTTTCCAAAGAGCCACCAGTTCTTTCCAATCAACAGTTAGAATTGCCGCCCGGACTTGTGGGTGAACTTGCCCAATATTTCTATTCCGCTGCCATCCGCCCAGTTCCGGAAATTGCACTAGCTGCGGCCATTGCTCTTGTTTCCGGTGTTGCCGGGCGCAGTTACAATATCAGCGGTTCCGGCCTCAACCAATATATCATCCTGCTAGCAAAAACAGGCTCAGGCAAAGAAGGCGCGCTTAGTGGTATCGAAAATCTAATTTCAGCAATTCGGCCTCAGTTGCCAATGGCTGATCAGTTCATGGGGCCAGCGGCATTCGCTTCCGGTCAAGCATTAATTCGTGTCCTTAATACACAACCATGCTTCCTTTCAGTCCTCGGGGAATTCGGTCTCACCCTTCAACAGCTTTCAGACCATCGGGCCAATTCCGCTACCATAATGCTTCGTAAAGTATTGCTTGACCTATATGCCAAGTCAGGTTGGAACCGTGTATTGCGTCCCTCCGTCTACAGTGACACGGAAAAGAATACCAGCATTATTCAAGCACCAGCAGTAACCATCCTAGGTGAGTCGACACCTGAAACTTTCTTTGACGGGCTGGACAGCAGCCATATTGCTGAAGGTCTAATTCCCCGATTTTCCGTGCTGGAATATACAGGCGACCGCCCGGCCAGAAACAAGAACGCCAACCAACCGCCAAATCCCAATCTCGCCCAAAAGTTTATTGACTTGGTGACAATCAGCTTGACCACGACCAATAACAATACCTGTTGCACTGTGGAATTAGATAGCCACAGTTTAGCTTTACTGGACGAATTCGACGCTAAAGCCGATAAAATAATGAACGATTCCAAGATGGATGTTGAATCCCAATTGTGGAATCGGGCACATTTAAAGGCATTGAAGTTGTCGGCCTTGTTAGCAGTTGGTGTCAACCCTCACCAGCCGGTTGTAACTGGGGAAATGGCCCAGTGGGCTATAAAATTTGTGGAACGCGATGTCACACTGGTTATAAAGCGATTCCAAGCAGGAGATGTAGGAACGGGAGATAGTAAACAGTTTAACGACCTGAAACAAGCAATAGAAAGTTATTTTATTTTGCCGCCAGCCAGCTTGAAAACTTATGAAATCAGCAAAGAATTACACAAAGCAAATATTGTTCCGTACAGGTATTTAATGAAGAGAACTGCTAGTGTTGCAAGTTTTAGAAAGGATAAGAATGGTTCAACTATGGTACTTAGACGAACTTTGCAATCTTTGGTAGAAGCTGGAATGTTGATTGAAATTTCTAAAGTGGACTTGATTAAGAATTTCGGATATTCAGGTGTTGCTTATGGAATATCTAAAAATTGGGCTTGATAAGTTTAATGGCAAAACCTCACGTTTAATAAGGTAAGTTATTGGAAGTAATACGGTTAATGGAGTTTAACGTTTAATGGGTACACCCTAACCCAAACACTAAAATAATCACCATCCTATAATACTTTATATATTTATATTAAACTTATTAAACTTATTAAACTTATATATAACTTACTGTAATTATTAAAGAAGTTTGTTTAATAGATTATTTAACTTGTATTAACCGTGAAAATGGAGGTAGAATGAGTAGAATTAATGTTAGAACGAAAGGGCAGAGCGGCGAACGGGAAGTGATTAAGATTCTGCAACCTGTGGTCATAGAAGTATATGAGCAGTTTGGATTGATTCCTCCGGACTTGGAACGGAATTTGATGCAGAGTATGAAAGGCGGTCATGACATTATTGGATTAGATTGGATGGCATTGGAAGTGAAAAGGCAAGAGACGTTGAGTATATCTAATTGGTGGGATCAAGCTAAGACTCAGTCTAAAATTGGACAAGAACCAATATTAATATATCGTCAAAGTCACAGACTATGGCGGGTTATGATGTTTGGATTTCTTCCGGCAGGTGCATCTAAAATTCGGTGTCCGGTCGATATTAATTTGGAGTCGTTCCTGTTATACTTCAAGTATCGATTAATTGCGGAGTTGACAAAATGACTGAGAATAAATGCGATTACTACATAGCGGCCGGTGCAAACCCTTTCCTTGAGCCTTGTTCAAAATGTATCTTTGGTGGCCCAAGTCAATGGCAACCAATCCCCGACCACAGAGATGAAGAAATAATGAAGCTGGGAAGACAACGTGATAATTTATTGGAGTTCATCAAAAGAGCTCCAGTCTCCTCCGGCGTTTGCTGCTGCGGTGACAGCATGGAAAAACATAGCTCAGTTGATCATACTCCAGTCGACATGTGGGATCATGCTGTTCTATCGTTCGTTGAGGAGATGAAAGACAAATGAAAAATAAGTTCTTCTCACTGCAGGAAATGATGGCCGGAATTGACAAATGCACTCAGACCACGAAGTTTATTCAGTACCGGGTCGTTGGTGATAAGACTTTGAATGAAGCACATGCCGAATGGAAAGCCAGTCGACCTTCCCGAAGCGATCGAGGAAGACAGCATCACAAAAAGGATTTGCCAACCGAACCGGCAGGTGTTAATTTGTGGTCTATTCCGTTCGGGGGAGTAAAATAATGTATGCTCATTACTTGGCTGAACAGTTCAAAAAGCAGTCGGAGGACATTATGATTGTTCGGCCAATGAACCAACCAACAAAAGTGTTCAATAATCCTGTTGCTTGGTGTCACCTGCTGGATTAAACTTATTCAATCAAAAAGGAGAGAACATGATATTTGGAAAACCTAAGGATCCGGACTGGGTCGAGCGCTTTGCTGGTTGGCATCAACCAGCAAATACGATTTAGATATAGGTGACGAAAGTGAGTTTAACTGAAAAACAACTGTGGAAATTGTGTGACGCAAATGGCTGCGACCCTGTGCCATTGGACGCAGATAGCGGCTCGCTAAAATCGTTCGTTTATGACCGCAAGTTTGGAGTAATTCGCTGCCCGTTTGGCTCACACCCCTCGGTAATGTCCCTATTGTTGGCGTGGCACCATGGGTGCAAGGATGGTATTGAGGTATCCGAATTTTTGGGACTGGAGTATTCGTCGGGGACGGCTGATAGCTTTCTCAAGCTGAAAGGCACAGCATTCCGGTCTTCGCAGGCCAGCAATGTAGAGGCTAGTCATTCGTCGAATTTGGAGGATTGGGAGCTTGCCTATTTGGGGAAAATTAGATTTATAGAATAGCTCGCCCTTCCCGCTTGGAGAATTAAATGTACGAAAAATTCTTAATCGAACAATCGAAGCGCCAAACCATCGTCCTTCAAGCAATGGACAAGCTAAGTCGTGCTGAAGTGTTTCTGGAGTCTGGCATGCTGCTTCCAGCCATCGCCTCGATCGGCCAAGCAAGGGAGATCGCGCACGACACATTGATCGTTCGTCCTGTCGCTCAGCCTGTTTGCAAGCTCAGCAATTCAATTGCTTGAGCGTCCAGTTTAGAGAAGAATTAAATTCGCCTCGGAGGAAAGACAATGAGCTTAAAAATTCAGCAAGCGAGAAAAGAATACCGTTGTGACTCTTGTGGAAAGAAGATCCCCATTGGTGAACGCTACTGGCGTGACTTTGAAGAGAACACAAGGGACTTCTGTGAGCACACAAACTGCCTGAGCTTTGTTCGGCCAATGAACCAACCAACAAAAGTGTTCAATAATCCTGTTGCTTGGTGTCACCTGCTGGATTAAACTTATTCAATCAAAAAGGAGAGAACATGATATTTGGAAAACCTAAGGATCCGGACTGGGTCGAGCGCTTTGCATGGTTCCCCATACGACTAACTGATGGTCGATGGGCTTGGCTGGAGAAACTCGACTACAGCAAAGGACAGAAATCCTACTTCGCGAGGTTGCCATGAATCTTCCATTCCATCGCCGCTTCATCCTGCATCACCGGGACAAGATTATAATCATCAAACTTGTCATTATCTTTTTTGTCATCTGCTTCATTCTCACCACAACACTGCTTTCCAGCAAAAAAGCTGAAGCGGAAGAAGCCCGGCACATGGCCCAGTTGTTGCAATGGCATGCTGAAGCGAACTTGATGGTGTTGTTGGCAGGTGAACCACTTGTGGACAAAGAGACCAAGACAGCGTTTATTGCTAAGGTGGAGAGCTACCCGTGACCATCGGCGTTCATGATGTCATTAACGCCATCGACGAGTATTTTCCAAACGAACCTTTCGTTTCCGGTCAACTCATCCCGACAATGCAATTGTCTCGTCATACCGACATCAAGAATCTTTTCTCTTATATTTACTATCTCAAAACCAGAGGGATCATTGTGCAGGTTGCAGAGCAGGCAAAAGGATGGTCGTATTCAACTCCTCCGGGCAAGACGGCAAAACAGGCTCACATCGATTGGCTAGCGGCACAGGCTAAGAAATCCAAAGCACTAACACAACGTCGAGGCGGGCCACATCCCCACGGCAGGAATGAACCACAGCCAGCTTTTCTGCTTGGCTCTATCAACTTCGGGAAGAAATCCAAATGACAAAAGAAGCCGACCCAATTGACCAAGCGGCAGACAACCAACTGCTGATTGAAGAATATGCTGTGCAAAACATACGGGCAGAAGCGCAGCATCCAATCCCACTTTCTGACAACTGCTATTACTGCGGTGAGGATACGTTGAACGGTGCTCGCTGGTGCAGCAGCTATTGTCGTGATCTTTGGGAAAAGAATTCGAAAAGCATTGACAAATAGATTTGGATGCCTGATAATTTAATCATTATCAAAAGGGGAACATCATGGCACTCATCATTCTTCGACTTTTCATCCTGCTGATCATCATTGCAATTGCATGGGATAATAAATGAATTATCCAGAGCCTCCTCCAATGCTGCAGATTCTACAGTCACTTGGAAATGTTAGTGAGTTAGGGAAACAAGTTGATCGCGCAGCGAAATGTTGGAATGCGACACAACCCCGTGCTTGTCTTCGTTCTGTTCGTTATTTTCTTGATGTTGCTGAAGCTGCTTTGCCGCCGAAAGAATAAAATGAAAAGAATGCTCCAAATCTTCATTGTGTGGCTCCCGGCAATCGCTGCCGCTGCTTTCTTCCTTGGCCTCATTTCCTTCATGGATTATCGAGATCATCACATCGACCAACCAGCACAGGTGCAGAAATGAAAGTCAAACTCCGTTGTGTCAGCTCAGTTCAGGGCGTGGTGTTTGAGCGCTGCAACAGTGCATTGATTTATTACATTCACAGCAATGCTCTACGCACGTTGGATTGGTTTCTGTCCAGGATGAAGCCGAAATGGTGATGGTTCTGTCTCTAGCTACCCAGACAACAGTCCCACCGAGCATCAAGGTGGTTGAATGAACAACATCAATATCCCTGTTGTCTCCACAATGGAAGAAATCCAAGAATCTTGGCGGCGAAGATGGGCCGAGTCGTTGTTGGTTAGACCTCCCTGTTACAACCGCCCAGCATTTGAAGGGCCATGGCTTCCCGGTTGCTCACAATGGTTCCTGCCAGCCGGTAATGCTTACAGTCAAAAGAAGAATTGGATTCAAGCTAAACCCTATTCGTGGTCGGCTTGTAATGGTTGTCTACAAAAGGATCAATAAAAAGTTGCTTTGATCTGAATTCTTCCTATAACATCCGAGGGTAATAAATATCCTCAGGTGTTTCATGTATCCAACTCCTCCAGCTATGACCGGCACGCCCAGCGAAGACACCAAGCATGTGCAGAAGCTCATCTTGGGCTATCGCGCAATGCAACCGGCAATGACTTTCCCTGACATTGCTAAAGTACTTGGCTACACGCAAGGTTATGTTCACAAGCTGTACCGGAAAGCGTTGAACGACATTATCGTCGATGATGTCAAGCTGGTACGCAAGATAGAAATTGAACGCCTTGACAGGATGTTCGAAAAAGTTCTCAAAGTGGTTGAGAGCTTTCATCCTTACGTTTCGGGCGGTCATGTTGTTCGTGACATTGTTGAAAATGAACTCGGTGAAGTTGTCAAGAACGAAAACGGTGAGCTAGTTACCATTCGTCTTCGAGATCAGAGCTATGTTCTTAACGGTGTTGACCGCCTGTTGAAAATTATGGAACGTCGAGCTCGTCTACTGGGCCTCGACAAGCCGGTCAAGGTCGCTCAAACCAATCCAAACGGAAACAAAGAAGCATCATTCATGCAGTTCTATTTGCCCCAGAATGACCGGGATGAAACTGTGCCAGAAGAGGCTCTATCCGAAGAAAGTCAACCCGAAACAGGAGAATGATAATGTCCAATGTAAAGATCGCAATTAGCACCACTGAATCCGCTGTTCTTGTCAATGACATGCCGGCAAATTACCGTGTGGTATTGACCAATAAAGAAGGCGTTGCACTGGAACCTGTTGTGGTTCCTTTGGCTCCACCTTGTGTTGCCAATTTCGATAACATGGCTGACGGCGACTATCTGGGTCTAGTTCAATGTGTTCGTGCAGACGGCAGCATCATTGAGGCCAACCAGATCAGTTTCAACTTTTCAGTTGCCACGACCGCTCCCTCACCTACAACTGCTCAAGCACAAGTCCCATCCTCCGTCAGCGTGATTGTTATTCCAAATGCATGATGAATGGGATGACCTGCTGAAGTTTCTCCGGCGCTTGGCGTTCAAGTTCGCCTGCCGGAAAACACAGGTTCCAATTTCTGTTAATGTTTCTATCAACTAAGGAGCTCCCATGGAAATTGGAGATCAAGTAAAAGTCAACAAGACTTTTATCCAAGGCCCAATCTTGGATACCGAATACAACAAATCAACCAAGCAGCTTCGGCACTTGGTTCAATGGAAAGACGAAGCCACTGGTGACACTCACAATCGCTGGTTCGACGAATCCGAATTGACGGAGGTGTCCAATGGAACAAACTGAAAAAGCAAATGCCATCGAGTTGCTCGGCGGAAGTGTTAGTCGCAATGCTGGTGTCCATGAAGAAGCCCATGCGACCGGCCACTATGTTGTCACCTGTAAAGGCGCTGACGGCAAGATCAAGTGGATCGACACAATTGACAACCTCGTCACCACGGTTGGCAAGAACGATGCCCTCGACAAGTATCTGGCCGGAACTGGCTATACGGCGACTTGGTATCTTGGGCTCATCTCCTCGACCAGCTACACAACCGGCGTCAACGTGGCGGACACTTCCAGTTCGCATTCTGGCTGGACAGAAGACGCAAATTACAGCAATGCCAATCGCCCGACTGCTGCTTGGTCGTCTGCGTCTGGTGGAAGCAAGGCTCTGTCCTCCGCTGCCGCATTCAACATCAACGGCACAACGACCATCAAGGGCTGCTTCCTGATTGCCAACAACACCATCTCAGGCACTTCTGGCATTCTGTATTCCGCTGGATTGTTCACTGGCGGAGACAAAGCTGTTGGAAGTGGTGACACGCTGAATGTGAGTTACACGGCAAGCCTGTAAACCATGACCATTGCAACAGCAGCAGATAGGACAGCTGAAACAACAGCCACGACCGGCACTGGCACAGTTTCTTTAGCCGGTGCCAAGACAGGTTATCAGGCATTCTCGGCGGCTGTCTCTAATGGAACGCTGGTCTACTATTGCATCACGAATGGAACAGACTGGGAGGTTGGAAGTGGAACCTACACCACTTCCGGCAGCACTCTTTCTCGTACGACCGTTCTCGCTTCCAGCAATTCAAATAATCTAGTCAGCTTTCCTTCTGGCAGCAAGGATGTATTCCTTGACGTGCCGACTTCTGGTATTGGCCCAATGGTAGCAGCCCAAGTTCATGCCGCTACCAGCAAAACAACACCTGTGGACGCGGATGAAGTTGGACTGTGGGACAGCGTTTCCGTTATGTTGCAGAAGTTGACATGGGCAAACATCAAGGCGACCCTCAAGACTTACTTTGACACGCTTTATCCCGCTTATTCTGAGGGAACTTGGGTTCCAACACTGACGAATATTACTCAAGTAGGACCTCTTCAAAATTCTTTTACCTTTACAAAAAAAGGTAGAGAAGTCAGTTATATAATCCACCTAGGATCATCTGTATCTACTGCATGGTCAGCTAATAGTGGATCTATTTCTATGCCTTTTGTTGCTTCCTCAGAAGGAGCATCATGTACAGCAGTTACAGCTTATCTTATTGATAGTTTAGGTATAGGTGTTAGTACTACTACCAAGATTTACCCCCCTGCAGCTTCTATAGGAGGTGGGTACTATGTAATAATACAAGGCACATATTTTGTATAATGGAGATTTAAATGCTTGTTGAAATAGATAAAAAAACTGGACGGCTGTCTACTATTACTTCTTTAGAAGAAGATCGAGTTGTGCAGGAAATGACAGAAGTTGATTTCATTAAGATCTTTCCTCCCTCCCGAATTGTTTCCCCTCGCCAAATTCGCCAAGCTCTAACCGCCACAGGATTGCGCGCTCCTGTTGAATCTGCTGTTGCTACTGGTGATCAGGATTTGAAGGATTGGTGGAATTGTGCTACACAATTTGAAGAAAATCATCCAATGATTTTGGGAATGGCACAACAACTCGGTGTAACATTAGATCAGCTTGCTTCTCTGTTTACATTGGCAGCATCAAAATGAAATACGCTGCTGCTCGTCCGTTGATTAAATCCGGCGACATTCTTGCTTGGACTCACCGTGGTGTTGGCTCATGGCATGATTTCAAAATCTGGTTGGTGCGTCTGTTCACGCAATCTGAGTATGTGCATGTTGGCGTGGCGTGGTACATTGCTGACCGGATTTTCATTTTGGAAGCAGTTGCTGCTGGTGTCCGCATTTTCCCGCTCTCCTTGGATTTACCTTGCTACTGGTTGCCATGGGGGCCACTGCGAACAGACCAACTGGAATTCGCCCTCTCTAAAGCTGGTCAACCTTACAGTTACTTAGAGTGCGCCCTTGGTTATCTTGGCGGCAATGATCCAGCAGATAATTCCTGGGAGTGTGCTGAATATGTTTGCACCGTTCTGCAATTGCCTTGCCAAGCTACCCCTTCTTCTGTTGTGAATTACCTCTTACAAAACGGCAGCACATTGACGGAGATTGAACCATGAAAACTTTGGCAGTGTTGGCGCTTACCCTGTGGTCACTGAATGCAACGGCTCTTTCCTTCAACGGGACAACTTGTGATTCGATCAACGTGACGCCTCAACTGGTGGTCACTTGCCAAAACGGAACCACGACAACCACAACGATCACCACTCCCGATTCACCTCCTGTTGTTGTGACCCCATCGCCAGCAGCATCAAACAATCTTCCTGTCACCGTGCAATGTTCATTGCTCTACAATGCTGGAACGCAAGCAGCAACTCTCTATGCTTTGTGCTCCCCTGCTGCTAGCCGCTTTGACTGGAGCGAACCAACTTGCTCCAAAACCGTTTCCAATTGCCAAGTGCGTCCAACGGTCACACCGACAACTTATTCAATGACCGGAAGCAATGCCACAGGGAAGAGCAACACCGCCACGGTTGCTGTAACGCTAGCGGGGCATTGAGTGTTAGGACTTTCTCCAATGTCTGCCCGACCAATCTGTGGGCGGATTTATCAAACTTCCGCTGTGAGCATAACGGAGGCAGCGTCTTCTGTTGATGTTTCTGACCGAAGTTTAGTTAGAGTTAGCATCATCACGGAGGCTGCTTCAGCTTCTGACGCTTCCACCAGAACAATTATCACGAACAGGTCTGTCTCAGAGTCTGCTACTGCCGCAGACTCTTCTAGCCGGGCAAGAACAACAAATAACAGCATCTTAGAGTCTACCAATGCTGATTCCTCTGAGTCCGGTTTGCTTTCAACAGCGGCAGCGATCCACGAAAGTGCAACGGCATCTGAAACAGAATCACAAATGCTGGATAAGTTTTCAGCGATAACTGAATCGGCCAATGCCACAGATTCTTCCGATCGTCAATTGACAGAGAATGCCTCAATAACGGAAGTCGCTGCTGCCGGCGATACGGTTTCAGAAACTCGAAGCACACTCGCCTCACTCACAGAACATGCAACAGCGTCCGAAGTTGTTTCCGCTTTGGGGATTCTAACCGGGCTGATAACGGAACATGCTAGTGCTAGTGAGCAGCTCGCCGCCTTGTTGGTTGCCGTTGCATCCGTGCATGAATCTGCAAACGCGACTGAAACCTACAAGGCAAATATCTTCGCTGGTCTTATTGAATCAGCATCAGCTACAGAAGTTCAATCTTCTGTTGTACATTTCACTTCGATAATCAATGAAGCAGCATTCGCCACGGAACAATCGAACAATACCGTGACATTCGTTTCGGCCGTCTATGAAATTGTAAATGCTGCTGACCATTCAACAGGAGGAGTGGATTGGCATGCTTCGCAAACGGAATCCGCTTCAGCCGCTGATGTCAGCAATTTCCTGTTGTTCAAGAATGTTCTAACCAATGAAATTGCAACAGCATCAGATCTCTGCAATTTCATGCGTGAACGGAACGTGAACATTCTTGAAGTCTGTTCAGCCGTCGACACGCCTTATTGCTACTTAGTCGAAAGCATGGATGGGTACATCATTATCGGCGCACCGAGAAACTACTCAATTGAAAGAGCAGAACGCTCCATGCTGATAAGGATTTAATCATGTCGAAAATCAATTCAAACCCGCCGCTGTCTCCGAAAGATCCTGCTGAAAAAATCGTGCTGACTTTCGACTTCACGGACATCCCTGCACTTGCACCTTTGACGAATCCCTTTGTAATGGTTGATGTATCCTGTGGAGACCCAGACCCCCTAGCTTCTGCGATGTTGCTAGGCTCTCCTGTGGTTCGTGGCCTGTTGGTTTTCCAAGAGGTGATAGGTGGTGTTCCGAACACTGGTTACGACTTCCATTGTGAAGTTGATTCGGCAGATGCCAACCATTATAAATTAAGTGATACGCTCCCAGTCATTGTACAATAATGTCCAAAAAAAGAGAATCAAAAGAGCTGCGGCATTATGATGTTCGGCCGTATGCGAATGTCATTAAACCACAAGCAGGGCCGCAAGAAAAGTTCCTCAGTAGTCCGGCAGATATTGTAATCTACGGCGGCGCGGCAGGTGGTGGAAAAGCACTCCCGTTAAGCACCGGTATTCCGACTCCAGATGGTTGGACTAATCTTGGTGACATTAAACAAGGGGATCAAGTTTTTGACGAAACCGGAACTCCTTGTAACGTCATTCAGGTATTTGATATTATTGATGCCCCTATGTCATACCGCTTAACCTTTAGTGATGGCGTTGAACAAATTGCTTGTAAGGATCATCAATGGGCAACAATGACTTACCAAGCTAGATGCCAAGAACATAGGTGTGATCCAGAAGTTTATGCAAAGCACAAAGCGGCTAAACCAAGTAAAATTGGAGGTAAGAAATCTGAGACATTTACTTCAGCAATTATCGCACGCAATAAATCTAGAGTTTATGATAAAAAACCTTGGCCACCAAAACCTGAGATCTATACCACGGAGCAGATTGCCACTTCTCTCTACCATAATAAAGGAAACGGCAACCAAGTAGCCAATCATGGTATTCTCAATACTTTACCTCTGAACCTGCCCGAAAAGGAATTCGAGATAGACCCTTACGTGCTCGGTGCTTGGTTGGGAGATGGGACTACCTCAAGTGGCCACATCACCAGCATGGATCCTGAAATCGTTGAAAGAGTAGCTAAATTTTTCCCAGTTGGCTATTCTAAACAATGCGTCAACCCAGCCACAGGTGAGCTAAGTAAAGCATCTTATTATAGGTTCGAGGGTTTGTTACAAGCTCTCCGAAAAATTAACGTGCTCGGCAACAAGCATATTCCTCAAGACTATCTGCGTGGATCCATTCCCCAGCGGTTGGCTCTTTTACAGGGTTTAATGGACACAGATGGTGGAGTGGCCAAGAATCCCAACGGTGTTCCGAAAAATTGCGAGTTCAGTACCACTTTGGAAAAACTACGTGATGGGTTTTCTGAATTGTTGGCATCTCTTGGAATTAAATCAACTTGGATAGCTTCTCGGGCAAGGTTATACGGAAAAGATTGTGGAGCAAATTATCGCTTTCACTTTAGCGCAGACTTATCGGTATTCCATTTAACTCGAAAAGCATCTTTGTATCCTGGAAAAGAAATCCAAAAGAGATATAAGTATCGGTTCATTGTTTCATGTGAGCCTTGCCCAAGTGTCCCTATGTGTTGCATTAGTGTGGATTCGCCAAGCCATCTTTATTTGGCAGGTAAGCACATGTTACCAACTCACAACAGCTTTGGAATGTTGCTTGAACCTCTCCGGCATGTGACAAACAATAAAGAATTCTTCGCAGTATTCTTTCGGCGCAATACCACACAAATCAGAAATCCGGGCGGCTTGTGGGACGAAAGTATGAAGCTCTATCCTTTCGCTGGCGGGAACCCGGTTGCTTCTATTCTTGAATGGCGCTGGCCCAATGGCGGCAAAGTCAAGATGGCCCATTTAGAAAATGAAAACACCATTCTAGAATGGCAGGGTTCGCAAGTCCCATTGTTTCTATTTGACGAATTAACCCACTTTAGCCAAGCCCAGTTCTTCTATATGCTCTCCCGCAACAGGTCAATGTGTGGGGTTAAGCCGTACATCCGGGCCAGTTGCAATCCTGATGCAGATAGCTGGGTTGCAACCTTCATTGAATGGTGGATTGACCAGACTACAGGTTTACCGATTGAAGAACGGAGCGGAGTTGTTCGCTGGTTCATCCGTTTACAAGATAGCATTTTCTGGGCAGACAGCCGGCAAGACCTCGTTGACAAATATGGTAATCCAGAACTGCCGGACGACCACGAAGACCAAGTCCGCCCGAAGTCTGTGACCTTCATCCCGGCAAAGCTGTCCGACAACAAGGCTCTGCTTAAAGGCGATCCGGATTATAAGGCAAACCTGATGGCTCTGTCCCGGGTTGAACGGGAACGGCTACTTTACGGCAATTGGAAAATCAAACCAGCAGCCGGATTATACTTCAAGCGGTCGGATGTGAATATTGTGGACATCATTCCGGACGACGTTGAGAAGTGGGTTCGGCGCTGGGACTTTGCTGCAACGGTTGCCGGGGAAGCAAACCCTGACCCGGATTGGACTGCTAGTGTGTTGATGGGTCGCAGAAAGAATGGAAGATACATTGTTGCAAACGTGACACACGACCGAAAGAAGTCACACGATGTTCGGGAGCTTGTCAAGCGAGTAGCAAACAATGACACGCGGAAAGTTCGGATTGGCATTTCCATTGACCCGGGACAGGCTGGTGTTGAACAGGCGCAAAGCTATGTTCGGGAGCTAGCCGGCTTTGTTGTTGAGACCATCCGTGAAACTGGTGACAAGATTACGAGAGCTGACCCAGTTGCCGCCCAATGGCAAGCTGGCAATATTGATATCTTGCGCGGAGTATGGAATGAGGAATTTTTCATGGAGCTCGAAGCCTTCGGTGGTTCCAAGGGACACGACGACCAAGTTGATTGTTTGTCCGGAGCATTCTTGATGCTTGTTGGCTCATCACTTTCCACATGGTCAAAGTTGGGACGTTAAGAAAGGCTTCAAAGTCCACCAGTAGCCATATTTCCCGGTTCCGTCCTCGTTCCAATAATCTCCTCCGACACCTGTGCTGCATGTGATATTAGGTTTGGAAGGATGAATGTAGACGTAGTGACGAACAGGCCCAATAGCGGTCTTGGTTTCAGCCGTGTAACCGTGGGCAATCATAATTCGGTAATGCCATTGCGTTTCCACAGGATGAATTCGTTGATTGGTTTTTCCAACGCTCATTTTCTATCCTTTCATAATTGGCAGCACATTCCGGGCAACGCCGAATTAATTCCGCCCCCGGCGAGCAGGGATACTTTCAATTAAACCTTGAAGCACTTTGGCATCATAATCTGCCAGTACGGTTTGAATTTGTTGGAATATTTGGCTAGTGTTCATGTCCATCTCCTTATCTAATGATTAAATTATAGTTTAAGCAATCTACTTAGACAAGCCCTTTTTGCAAATAAATCTAAAATAAATAGGATCACAATTCTTTTCCTGCAATTTTCAATAACTGGGATAATACGGCAGTCAACCTTTAATTGCTTCGGGCATTCCAAATGGCACAGTTTTTCGCTTATGTTCATGCTAGACCTGAAACAATAAATCCTAGCGGCATTTTCTATGTCGGAAAAGGCAATATTACAAGAGTGAAAAAAATAGAACGCCGAAACCGGCATCACTCCAACATTGTCTCCAAATATGGTGCTGAAAACATTCTTGTTGGGAAACTTGAATGCTCTTCAGAAGAGATTGCTTTCGAGTTGGAAAAAGGTTTGATCAAATGTCTGCAGAGAGCTGGTATTAATTTAACCAATCGAACAGAAGGCGGAGATGGTGTTTCCGGATTAAAATTTTCAAGCTCCTCGAAAGAAAAGATGTCTTTATCTGCACAATTGAGATTTCAAAATCCAGAAGAACAACAAAAACAATCAGCAGCCCAAAAGAAACGATTTCAAAATCCAGAAGAACGTCTCAAACATAAGTTAGCTACTTGTTCTCCCGAAGCCCGGGAAAGACAAGCTGCTGGAACCCGCGGTAAGAAGCGCACTGTTGAGTCTAAAGAGAAAATGGCAATCGCCGCCATTGCTCGTTCTACACCTGAAGCAAATTTAAAACATTCGAATAAAATGAAAGAAGCATGGACCGATCCAGAAAAACGAAAAAGAATGGCAGATTCCCAAAAGTTGCGACGTGAAAAGGAATGGCAGATTATGTTAAGCAATCTAAAGGATAACCCATGGCGCAAAGAATAAAAAGTGTGGTTCGCACAGCTAAGTCCGCTTTGACGAAGGATGATAAGGCTAGAGAAAGTGCCATAAAGAAGAATTCCAAAGCGTTCGATAGCTTTCAAAATTTCGCCCATAACCTCGGTATTGGTGCGGACAACGCCATGTCGAGTTCTTCTTATGGCTTCAATCCAATCACCCGCAACAGAACTCTACTCGAATGGATCCATAGGGGATCTTGGTTGGGTGGGATCGCTGTAGATTGTGTTGCTGATGACATGACCCGAGCTGGTGTTGAAATCCAAGGTGCAATTGATCCGGACGACATCCAGAAGATCGACGAGTGTGCAGTTTCACTGGGCGTCTGGAATGTCATTAACGATACAGTCAAATGGTCACGGCTTTACGGTGGCGCGATTGCTGTACTGTTGATTGATGGTCAAGATGTATCAACACCGCTCCGTTTGAACACAATTAAGAAAGGTCAGTTCAGAGGTTTGCTTTCTCTCGATCGCTGGATGGTTGAACCAAGTCTCAACGATCTTGTCACGGAATTCGGCCCTCATCTTGGACAGCCGAAATATTATAGTGTCACTGCCCAAGCGCCGGCATTGTCGCGTATGAAAATACACCATTCCCGGTGTTTGCGGCTTGAGGGAATACGTCTACCCTATTGGCAAAAAGTAATGGAGAACCTTTGGGGCCTTTCGGTCATTGAACGCCTGTACGATCGCATGATTGCTTTCGATAGTGCTACAACCGGCGCGGCCCAGTTGGTCTATAAAGCATATATCCGTACTTACAAGATTAAGGACATGCGTGAAGTGGTTGCCGCGGGTGGTGATGCTTTGGCAGGCTTAACCAAATACGTCGACATGATGCGCCGCTTCCAAGGTATTGAAGGCATGACCCTGTTGGATGCTGAGGACGACTTCGACGGAAGCTCGCATGGGGCATTTGCAGGCTTGTCGGATGCTCTACAACAATTCGGCCAACAGCTTTCCGGCGCATTGCAAATTCCATTGGTACGTCTGTTCGGGCAATCCCCGGCAGGTTTCAGCACAGGTGAAACAGACCTGCGGAATTATTACGACACCATCAAGCAACAGCAGGAAAAAGAACTGCGTGTTCCTGTGACCAACATTTACCGTTGCATTGCGGCATCTGAAGGAATTGAGTTGCCGGTTGGAACGCGGGTGAACTTCAATTCCCTGTGGCAACTGGGTGAAGACGAGAAGGCCAACATTTCTCAAACTGTTTGCGATACGGTTTCCAAGGCTGAAGAATCTGGTTTAATTGATCGGGCAACGGCGTTGAAGGAACTTCGCCAATCTAGTCAAGTGACTGGGGTGTTCACCAATATCACAGACGAAATGATTTCGGACGCAGAGGGTGAAGGCCCACCCTTTGGAGAAACGCCAGAAGAAAATTCGGAGCATAAAGTGCCAGCACCAAAGGCAAATCCATTGGAGAAAGAATCGGAGTGAAAACTCGCGACGATCTTTCTGACGGTGAACTCCGCCGTCAAGCCCGAGAACGCTTTGCTACTGCACAACGTCTTGAAAATGAATACATGCGGGCATTGCGAAACCTGACCCGGCAGATCGATTCCATGGTTAAGCACATGGCAGGCCGGCCGAACGAATTGCAGAAATTGCTTCGCCAATATTCACAGACCATTGAACCATGGGCAAGAAGCGTAGCGGAAAAGATGGTTACGCGGATTGCCCGTAAGGACGAGAACGCTTGGGCGCAGCTCGGCAAGACCATGGGACGGCATTTGCGGAAAGAATTGCAGGATGCTCCAACCGGACAGACGTTGCGACAATTTTTAGACGAACAAGTTCATCTCATCACAAGTCTGCCAATTGACGCTGCCGAACGTGTCCACAAGTTGACTCTTGAAGGTCTTGTTCAAGGAACTAGAGCAAAAGAAATTGCTTCTGAAATTATGCTGACCGGCAAGGTGATTGAAAGCCGGGCAAAGCTAATAGCCCGAACCGAAATAGCAAGAACGGCTTCCGGGTTAACTTTGGCACGTTCTGCCCATGTTGGCGTGACCCATTACGTGTGGAGAACATCCGGCGATTCTACGGTTCGGGAAAGTCACAAGAAAATGAATGGTGCTGTAATCCCAATCGACGCAGCACCAGAAGTTGAACCGGGGCACAGATACCATGCTGGGCAATTTCCAAATTGCAGGTGCTACCCGCAACCAATTATCACAGAAAATGATTAACCAAACGAAAGGAAATCCCATGAAAAAGCTTCTATTTGCAATTTGCATGCTGCTCGCTTCCTTCACAGCAAACGCATACCAAACCTATTCCGCTGCCGGCACATCTGACACGGTGATTGTGGTCAATCCTGCAACCGGCAAGCCTGTTCTGCAGCAAGACACAATCAATTCGCTGAACAGCGGTCAACCAACTCGAACATTTGGGTACGTTTTCGGGCGCAACAGTGCAGTCAACAATGTTCGTTGCGATTTATGGGATGGGCCGACTTGCACTTATGTCTTCCCGACTGCTGCCCAACAGATGACGATTGTCTCCTCAAGTGCTAGCGATACACTTGCGGGAACCGGTGCGCAAAAGGTGATGATCCATTATTTGGACAACAATTACAACATGCAGGCGGAAACGATTTCATTGAATGGAACAACGCCCGTTAATACAGTGGCAACCAACATCCTCCGCATTAATGCTTTCCATATTTATCAACTTGGTTCCGGTGGCGCTTCTGTTGGGAACATTAGCGTCAAAAATCTTGCCGGTGCAGTCACCTATTCTTATGTGCAATTGGGCTATGATGCAGCACGGCAAGCTATATACACGGTTCCATCTGGGATGGTTGGTTACATCAACCATTGGCAGGCTTCCAGCGGTACAGCTAGCGGTTCCCATTTCACCAGAATCGCGTTGCGTGCGACAGCACATGAGGGCAATCTTCTGCCCGGTGTATTTCGTGCAATTGACGAAGTCGGGACGCTGAATAACGGAATGGAAATCACGCTTCCTATCCCAATTCGCATTCCGGCAATGGCGGATGTAAAAATGACTGCCATAAGTGATTCTGCAAGTGCAAACGCGATCACAATGGGTGCTATCATGGGTTGGTTCGAAACACAATAACTTTCTTGATCCTTTTTAAAAGAATCAATTGCGATGATGAAATAAGTGTCGTAAAATTCAACTGTCTAATTATCCTATCTATAAAGGAATTTGTCCATGAAAAAGAGCCTCCGAATTTTTGTTGTTGGAATGGCGCTGATGGCACAAGCTGCTGTCGCCATGGCTGACGCTACTTATGCCTATACCAATCCAACCTACATCCCGACCGCCGTTTCTGATCCGGCAACCTATTCGGCACCTGCCGACTACGTTTTCCAGTCCAACGACATCAGCACTGCAACTGTTCGGATTAGCGGGACTTGTACTTCTTTGGCTTCCGCTGTTCAGGGAACAAACGATGGAACGAACTGGACGACCCTTCAGGCAATCCCTGTTGCCGGTGGATCGGTTGTAACTTCGCTTACTGGTGCCGGTTTCTGGCGTGCAAATACAGCCGGCTTCACCAAGTCGCGATTGCATATCACCGCGTTGACGGCTGCTTGCACTGTGGCAATGGCTGGTACTTCCTCGCCTGGCGCTTTGTATCTGATGAACCCGAATACGCAAACCAATCCAATCAGCATTGTTGATTCGACTGCTGCTTACAACTGGGCCATCAGTTCCCTTGGCATTGGTTCGGTGGCAATCACCAATGGCACCCAGACCATGCCAACCATGGATGCGGCCGCTCGTGCTGGCTTCGTTAAAATGACGGATGGTACTACGGTCGCCGGTGTTACTGTTGCTTCTACTGTGCCGGTTGCAGCAACGCCTGCTCTGGTGGTTGCTCAATCGCCGAATGTGATTGATCCTTGTGCATCTTCGATGATTGCCAAGTCCAGCGCCATCATCAATCAAAGTTCCAGCGCGACAACTAAGGTGGTTGATGTCTCGGCCTCCACAGTGATTTATGTGTGCGGTTTTACAGCAACGGCCTCAGGCACTTCCCCGGCCTTCACGTTCACCTCCGGCACTCACGTTTCGGCGGACTGCGACACTGGTGCGGCGCTCTTGTCCGGTGCCATGGTTCCTTCGGCCACTGTTGGTGTGGTGAGCGCCGGTTATGGCGGCACGATGTTCAAAACTGCCGCTGCCAAACAGCTTTGCTTGACCACTGGGGCAACTACCAGCGTTCAAGGTGTCCTCAGCTACGTCCAACAGTAAGACAAACATGGCACGCGGAACTTTCTTTACAACAAGCAATCTTGGCCCAAAACAGAGCTTGACACCGGAAGGTTTCCTGCTGTGTGAAGAAGTTTCGCTTGCCAGAACCGGGATGATGATTTACGGCCCGGACGAAACGCCAATTGAAGCAGGGCCGGATGGTGTGGCAAAGATTTTCCGCGAGGCTGAGGATGTGTTCCATCCTGACACCATTGCGAGCGCACAAGGCAAGCCGGTAACAAACGATCACCCGGATAATGATGTCACACCGGAATCTTGGAAAGAACTGGCTCACGGCTTTGCGATGAATGTTCGGCGCGGTGAAGGTGCAATGGATGATCTGCTATTGGCCGACTTGCTTATCACCACTCCAGAAGGCATTAAAGAAGTGCAGTCCGGAAAGCGTGAAATCAGCCTCGGTTATGAAGCTGATTACGAAGACTTGGCTCCCGGTGCAGGAAAGCAATCGAACATAATCATCAATCATATTGCATTGGTCGAACAAGGACGCTGCGGGCCACGTTGCGCAATCAGTGACAGCAAACCAACTTCAACGAAAGGAAGCACAATGAAAGGCAAAAACAAAATTCTGGACGCAATGATGCGCGCTTTCAAAGCGAAGGACGCCGAGGAAGTCGAAAAGATTGCCGAGGAAGTTAAGGACGAAGGTAAAGGCATGGGCATCGGTGAAGGCTCCGACACTCATATTCACATCCATGCTGCAGGTAAAGACGATGAAGAGCCCAGCAACATCACCCAAGATGACGAAGGTGGCGATTTTGCCGCGTTCAAAGAGCAGAACGATGCTGAACATGCCGAATTCCGTGAAGCGATTGCCGCCCTGCAAAAGCAGGTTGCCGAACTGGGTGGCGGCACTCGGGATGCTGACGAAGCCGAAGAAGAAAAGATGAAGAAAGAAGCCGCCGACGAAGTGCCAGAAGAATTCAAGGAAGAAGCTGCCAAAGCGAAAGACTCTGCTTACCTTGGCGATTCGTTCCGTGACACTGTGGCAATGGCTGAAATCCTCGTTCCCGGCATCAAGGTGCCAACCTTCGATCGTTCCGCCAAACCCGGCGCGTCCTTCAAGAAGATTTGCGGCCTGCGCCGCCAAGCTCTCGACCTCGCCTACGTGCAGCCGGAAACTCGTGGCGTTCTGGACGATCTGTTGGGCGGCAAGAAGATGGACGCCAGCAACATGACCTGTGACGCAGTTCGTATCCTGTTCCTCTCGGCCTCAGCAATGAAGCGCAGTATGAATAACGGTGCTCGTGGAAATGCAACGGCTGACACTGGGGCGAAACAGGCAGGCCCGATGACCTTGGCAGGACTGAACGCCAAGAACCGCGAACGCTACGCCGACAAGTAACGAACTATTAATTATCAGGAGAAACACATGAAAACTCGCTCGAAAACCAAAGACGTTGCATTCGGCTTCCGCATGGGTGCCGGTTTTGCCGGTGACGTGAACCGTACCCATCCTGTCAGCATTGAGCCTTGCTTGATCGACTCCGTGTCGCCGCCGACCGCTTACGGCCAAGCCGTTTTGATCGACGCCAATGTCGATGCCGGAACCAATGGCGTTCGTCCTTACGTCACCGGCGACACTTCACAAGCCCCTTGGGGTGTAACGGTTCGCCCGTATCCCTCGCAACAGGCTTCATCCACCACGGACTTCGGCGGCGCAGCTTTCGGTGCAGCGACCCCTCCTATTTCCGGCGTGATCGACGTGATGCGTGCTGGTTACATCATGGTCAACCTTCCTTTCGGCGGCTCGCCTGCCAAGGGTGGCCCTGTATATGTTCGTGTTGCTACAACTTCCGGCAATCATATCATGGGCTCTTTCGAGGCAGCTTCCGACACCTCGAATAGCATTCTGTTGACCAATTGCGTTTTCAACGGCCCTGCCGATGCGAATGGTAATTGCGAAATCGCTTTTAATATTTAACCGGCTAACTCGAAAAGGACAATGCCATGAGCAAACGAATTCTCACTCGTCGTAAAACGCACGACATCATGACCTTCGATTCGGGCTTCCGCACGATCGATGCAATGGGCAACCAGCTCGGCAAGCCGCTGGGCAACTCGTTCAAGACCAATGACGGACGCACGGTGGACTCCACAGGTGCATTCCTCGTGGGTGAACTCGAACGTCTGGACATGACATTGCATGAGCCGCTGGCTGCTGTCACTTGGGGACGCGACATCGACCTGCGGGAAGACGTGAGCATCGCAGACGAAGTTTCCAGCTTTACGCTGTCAACCTTCGCTGCTTCCGGTTCGTTGGGCGCTGGCAACAGCATCGGCAACGGCAAGGCATGGATCGGCAAGGACACCAACCAGATCACCGGCATCAGCTCCGACATCGCCAAGATCCCTCACCAGTTGCGCCCATGGGCTATGGAGCTCAAGTATACCATTCTGGAGCTTGAATCCGCCGCCAAGCTCGGTCGTCCTATCGACCAACAGAAGTATGAAGGCTTGCAGCTCAAGCATCAAATGGACATCGACGAGCAGGTCTACATCGGCGACTTCAACACAGGCGACACTGGTCTGGTGAATAACTCCTTGGTGACTAACGTCAACAACCTGCCGAACGGTGTTTCCGGCTCCCCTCATTGGAGTCGTAAGTCGCCGGACGAAATTCTGGCCGATGTGAACCAGATGTTGACCTCCGTGTGGGCAGCTTCTGCATGGGCAGTCATCCCCGGTCGTCTGATGCTGCCGCCTGCTCAGTTCGGTTACATCAGCACCCAGAAAGTTTCACAAGCTGGTAACGTGTCCATCCTCAAGTATATTCAGGACAACAATCTGCTGACGACTTCCGGCAAGGGTAAACTGGAAATCCTGCCGTTGAAATGGCTGATCGGTGCTGGTATGACCGGCACCATCGGAACGACCGGAACGGTTGACCGCGCAGTGGTTTACACCAAGGAAAAGCAACGTATTCGCTATCCAATGACCCTGCTGCAACGTACTCCGATCCAGTACGATAGCATCTATCACAAGTCGACTTATTTCTGCCGCTTGGGTGCAGTCGAAGTTGTGTATCCGGAAACTGTTGGCTACTTCGATGGGCTGTAGGATTCTAAACTTTTAAACTGGAGAACACAATGGAAAATGCAGATACCAACTCCGTCCCGGCCCCATGGGCAACGGGCGGTGTTGCTGCCCCTGAAACCCCTGTTGCTGCCCCTGAAACCCCTGTTGCTGCCCCTGAAGCTGCACCAGTTGTGACAGCTCCAGTTGTTGAAGTGAAGACCAAAGGTAAAAAGATCATTGACGAAGTTAAAGCGGATAT